GAGAAATCTGAAGCGAGACGATAAATCGTCAGGATTCAGTTCTGCGCCCTTCTCTGACATTATAAATATGTCTAGGCGCGAATCCTTAAAGTGTTTCAATTTTACTCTTTAAGAGGAGTGAATAAATTATGCAGCCGGCCCCTTTGAGGACTGCTTACAACATTAACATTGAATCACAAGATTGCTAGGAAAATATAAATATAATCCCCAAAGGTACCTATCGCTAAACGATGGCCGCATAAACCCCTATTTCAGGAGGGGGTTTTCTGCAGTAGGTGATGATAAACTCCAAAGTCATCACTTATGGGTATGAAACGAATACCGACGTATAGTTTTTGAACATAAACTACAAATGTATAATAAATAAATAAATAATATTTACAATATTTATTTAAAAGTTAAGTGGTGTTACGCTAGGAGGCGAAAACATAGGAGGAATCGAAATAAAAACTCCAAAATCCGTATCGTCTGAAAAGGATCTAGCTACCATGACATTTCCAGTACCAGTAGCACTAGGACTTCTGTGTACCACAGAAAATTGAGTTGATAGATCCCTAGTATTCGGACTACCATAATAATTATTAGTGCCAGAAACCGCATGCACGGAATTAACTCTAGAGTGCCATTGGTGATACATGGGTACCTGAACTTCAGAACATAAATTAGTCTGTTCTTGATGATAGGTGATATTAATGTTCTGAATAGCACTAAAAGTAGGTAAGAACCTAAGCTCAGAATTCCCTGTTTCAATCATGGCAGGATAGAAACTGGTCATAGATCCAGGTGCAGCAGGACTAATATAGGTATAATAAGGGTAAGAAGGTTCACCTAGTGGTGCTTCATTAAAGAACTTTAATCTAACACCACCCCTAGATAAACCATATATTGAATTTAAAACACTATATAAATCAGCTAGATGTAAAACCGGATCTACAGTAGTTCCATTATATCTAGCAATTGAGGATGCGAAAGGTAAAACCTCAACTGTAGAGAGCGGAATGGCGGTAACAAGATTGGCATAAGGAATATGTACAGCCTTCTTACCTAAGGCTCTGAAGGAGGTTATGGACTCTCCCACACAGGCAACTTCATTAATTCCTGTAGCTTCGAAAGGTCTAGCATTACCAAGCGTACTTTCTGTAAGTTCACAGTCATTCCGCTGAGGCTTTGGATTATGAAATTCAGATTGAGGAAAAGATCCCAAACTGATAGAATTAACAAAATCCAAATATTCATGCTGTTCATAATTATCTAATTTTTTCCAATAGGAGGGAAAACTAAAGATTCTAAAATCTACAGATTTCTTAGGAATAAAAGCTATGGGGTTTCCTTGAGGAACAGTATTCATCATCGCTGCTATATTATTCCTGGTGGGAACACTGAATTCTAAATCAGGTCCGCCAGCAACTTCAACAAGTATTTGAACATTGTTAGGGGCTGTAGCTGGAGCTACTAAAGGATCAACTACATAGACACAAAATTCTCCAACAATACATGCTGGAATAGCTGCAGGTTTCCAGGGAGAAGAAGAAATATAAGGAATATTGAATGTAACTTCATTACAATATCTTATATCAATAATCTCCCTATGTGCATAGTGAGAATCAGCTATAACCCCGGCATAGTCATTATCCCTATTTTCTTGAGGGTAATAAACTACAGCTAATCTACCAGAATGAAATTCAGTTTTGACAAACTTAAAAGTATATACTATAGAGCCTCTCCAGTAATTAAAATAAGTAGCAATAAACTGAAAAGGAGCATAATGACTTAAAGTAGTTGTAGCAGCAGTAGTAGTAACAATACCAAAATATGGAGACACGCTTGTATCAAAGATCTTAGTTCCATACACTTGGGTCTCAGTCCAAGTAACTGTCTGAGACCAAGCTGGTATTGTCTTAAGAAAGTTAAAATCCATTTCATCTATATCAGTACCACTGTACCCAGGCATAACCTGAATCTCATTCTTTACAGAAAGAGATAGGGGTAAAGACTGATCAGAGGAATCTATATTACAAAACCAGGGCATAGTTTCCCTGTTCATTCGATGTACAGGAGCTAAATTAATAGGAGAACTCCATCCAAAAATAGATGAAACTCCTGCTAATCTATCAGTAAGCCATGACACAGTCTTAGCAAAATCGCCAATTAGAGGCAAACCGGTTAGATGGGATGTAGCATCAGAAAGTTTAATTAAAGTCCCTTGTACGGGTCCAATATCCTGGGATTCCTGTTCATCAGTTGTAGGAGATCCTTTCTTCTTCTTAGTGGAGGCCTTAAATTTAAGTTTACCAGATTGAGGATGAGTAGGACCAATCATTTCAATATCTTCAAAATGAATCCACAAAGTCCAAGATGCAGTGGTAGGTCCGGAAACAGCCTGTAGGGGAGCATAAGCCCACATATTAAGTTGTCCAAGATTACCAAAATAAGTTCCTGAGGTCAAAGGACGTAAGGGAACAAAATTCATGGTTGATACATATGGGATGCACATACTAGCTTCAGTATCACAATTAACATCAATAGAGGTCTTAAAAGTTTGTGTTCTCTGTACTAAAGTAGCATTATGAGAAAGAATACTTTCAGCTGTATTATTTTGAGTGGGAGGTGATCCTAGTGTAGGTATATAATTAATGAAATATCTTCCACTTTGGAATCTATTACCATTAACCTGCCATCTAAGATGCATAGTGCCTCTCCAGCCTAAATGGCCTCTGATCTTATCCAAGTATAAAGGAGAAGCAGAGAATCCATCAAAAGGCAGATTCTTAACAAGAAGAGAAGTCCCAACTGTATCTGTAATAGATAAGTTACCAGTAGCGAGAACAACAGGCTTCCTAAGAAATGCAGCAATATCCTGATAGAAATTACTCGAACTAGAATTTATCAATAAAGATGAAATATCTAGAGGTTTCTGGGGAGCTGCTGTCATAGCATTAGCGTCATTGGTAAAACCAGTGGTAGCATCATAAGTTTGATCCTTGGAATCATCTATTAATTTAGTAGGATAGTTGTTTGTATTTGCTATAGGGTCAGCTATCTCACCCTTTGCTTGATTTAAAGTTTCAGCAAGTCATAATTTAAGCTTCATCGATGACTCAATCGAATGGCCGTACTTGGGTGATCTGATTAATAATAGGGTTGCTATTGTGGCAATCTGATCAGTAATAGTAAATACTAAACCACGTAATGTAAATAGCATTGCTTGATATTTTATTACCAAGATTCTATATATATCTACAAGATCACATTTACACCTTACTCTATCATGTGCAAGCAACACAGTAATTCTTAAGCAAAATTTACATAAAACTAAGTGATTACGTTCACCCCAACTAGGTGGAAGGGACGGTATTTAACGGTTACAAACGGGACTATTTAACGTCAGCCGTGACAGGGGGGAATTAATCTGAATCAGTAGCACAAATAAGATCAACAATCTTATTCGCATCCTGAATCACATTGTCTGTGTAAAAGAAAACGTTAATTACGTTTTCATTAATAACTTTACACGTAATACTTCTCCTAGATAAACTTTTCTGATAATCGCATTTCTCCATAGGATACGCAATTTTAAAGGCATCTAAAATTCTGGGATACCAGTAATCAAAAACACTTTGTTCATGGAGACTAAGTTCCCTAACAGCAACCTCAACGTTCATACTGACTATCTGATCACGGTCAGTAACTCTTTTAGTCCACATAGGAATGTTTAGAACAACCTCAAGGCGAAGAGGAGCTAACCATCTAGAAAAGATGGGTTCAAATCTAAATCTTCGCTTGAGAAATTCTACATCCTTGATATTTCTAAAACCAAAAGTAAAAGTACTTTTTGTTTCATCGGTATATGTAAATCCAAAGTCCTTCATTACTTTGCTAATAGATATGTCATTAAACATATGCCTAATTGGTTTACGAACAGCATAAAGTACATCATCCCCATAAGCCACCATATTTATATTTTCGTTAAAATCATGAATAGTACCAAAGATTTTCCCATAGGCCATTCTCATAAGAATATTATTAATAGTGGTGTTTATATTTACAGTATCAGGGTGACCACTCGACAGAGAGGCCATCCATTCATAAATAATTAAATTATTAAGATGTTTAGCATTGGTAACTTCATACCATAAAGTATTTCTAACGAGATTATCTTCCTTAAGATCATTCTCATGTCGAGTACCATCACTATAATCGGAATAATAGTTATTATAGACCTTAAAAACGGCCCACTGTAAATATGGAGTCTGGGAACCATCAAATTTTGAATAATCCCCAGCACCAACAGAGGCCTGGTCGATTGAATCATCAAATTTAGATAAATGCTTAGCCAAATTCTCCCATTCATAACTATAAGGATTAATTCCAACAGCAGAACCATTATAAATCCTATTAGTCATGATCCAAGCATTAAAACTACTGTTGTACATTTTATCAATAATACATAAAATTAAAGGACATCCTGATATCAATCTGGATTTACCAAGATCAACTTTATCAGCTGGTCTTAATTCATCCTTGAGAAAGTCGGTAAATACATAAAAGGGTCTTTTTCCTTGTTTCATAAGGGATAAATCCTCACTAACTTTATCAAAGACTTTCCAATATATATGTTCAGGATTGTCTTCCCTAATTTTACTAGTGGGAGGAGGAAATAGATTCTTTTTAAGATTTTCCACTCCGCTCATATTCATGGGATATCCAGAACTTGTGTGTTTAGGAATTCCATTAAAATCTTCACTACCTTCAATACCATAAATTGCTTCCCATACTGTAAGAATACGTGCGGGTATTTCAATATGATTATTTTCTGAAAGTAAAGAATAATAACTTTCACATGCCTGATCAATAAGTCTCTTAGATACATATTTAGTATTTAAACAGTAACTAGAAAGAGCCACATTCATAGGCTTTAACTCTCCAGAATTCTTAAGCAAGGCAGGCTTTAAGGAAGTCTTGGTATATGTCCCATGCAAACGAGATTTCATAATACTCGAGATAATAGGAGCACTGGGACCCCTATCTACAGAGCCGAGTTCATTAAATTGACCCATGCTAAGATTGAGGCCACTCTGTGGTTGAATATTATCATCAAAATTTACAGAAGATATAATAATTTCATCCTCAGGGATCTCTAATATAGCAGTCTTAAGCATTTCCTGTGTACAAATTGATGAAATACCATGACTACCGGGACTACCAGCAACATGCATTCCAAATAATTTTCTAGTTTGTAACGAAGAATTTAGAACTGCAAATATAGATCCACAATCTCCCTGATCGGTAAATCCATGGTAAACAAAGGATCGAGCTATATAATAGTCCTCAAATCCATTATCAAGAACAGGACCAGCATTAAGATGTTTAAATGCATGGGTTTCCTTCCATACATAATCGCCCTTGTCAATAATGGGCATCACAAAAGGGACCTGTTTCCTGGTTATATTCTCTATGTCCGCATCGGTAGCAAAATTTTCTATACGGTCAACATAGGGCTGAGCCATTTCCTTAGGAAATACTACTATACATAGATCTTGTTCAGATAAATTGTCGCCATAAACATTATCAAGAATATCAAGAACGGTTCCAAAAACCTCATGTCTATCTTTATTTCCTTTGTAGAGTTTAATTCTATTACCTCCAAATTCATTATCCTCATCGTAGATCGCTCTAATATGAGTTACAAAATGAAGAGGCATAAGAGCAATTCTTCCCTTAATAAAGAAAACATGACCAACGTTTTCCCATTTATCATCATCTTCTGATGAACAAACGGATAATTTCATGACATTAGTTTTACATATCTTTTTAATTAGATTCCATCCATTGGTATCGCTTCCGGAACCTTGGGGCCTAGAACCCTTATTCATGCTACCCCTCAATTGAGAGGGACTCTTGATCTTATTCTTTGATTTAAGTCTCTGATCGGCATGATAATCCTTTGATTGGGCATCAACTGAACCTAAATTATAAATATCGGTCCAGTGCCTATCTTTAGGTGTAAAGGTTTTAGGAAAAAACAATTCCAGTAATTTACAAGCGAAGTCATAAGCGATTTTACCTATACCAAGTCCAGTAACAACTATAATCCCTAACTTTATTTTGGGAATCCAAGGTCGTAGGAAAGTAAGAACTTTCTCCCAGGAATCCACAACAAAAGGAAGGGGATTCAGTCGGAAAAACTCATCGCGAGCTAGATTAAAAGCATTCCAAAATTGATCCTTAATAGAAACAATGTTCACATTAATTAGATCAGTGGGTAAAGGAAAATCTTGTCTGACATAACCTTTAGCTACTCGATAAGTTTCAAATGAATAATATGTCTGAACATGAATATAATTATTTTCATCACTATCAATTAAATTATAGCACGTCTCAAACTGAACATCAGTGTACAAGTTGAGAGCTAGTTGAATTTCTAAATCATAATGCTCAAAGTTATTCCACTTGGATTTACTGCAATACAAAATAAAAGCCTTAGCTTTATAAGCATATATAGTATCATGTTTTAATTTATCCATTTCTTCTTCAACAGCTTCAATAAGATCAGCCTGGAAAAGATCCTTCCAAGAAGAATCCTTAACCTTAAAATAATCAAATAGACGTCTATCATAAGCGGAAGTATGTTCATAATCAAAATCATTGGTGTATATATCCATAGCGGACTCATTTCTTTTGAATGATCTCATCTGAGGAACACTATCAAGGGAATGATATAAATGTCTGAAGGAAGCTCTACACTCAAGGACTTTATCTTTTTGTCGCTGAAAAGTCTTATAATTAGCATTGTACTTAACTACAATCTTATCGACTAACTGTTCAAAACTTAAAACTTCTCCGGTGAGAACTCCAAATTTCAAAACCTTAAAATCGACATATTGAGGAGTGAAAATTTTTACTCCATCAGATTCCGATTCGAGTTTATTCCAATCGAGAGACATATCCCACTCACTAGTGGCAATACCTCTAACAACACGATATTCAGCTTTAGGTACAACAAGAATATCAAAAGCAATACGCCTGTCTAAAGCTCCATGATCTGTAATAGACTGAAGAGCCAAAAAATTTTTCCTATTAGTAGTGGCCAAAATAAATCTTGAACAAAAGGGTGTAACACCTTTGTCACTAAGATCAGCCATATGTAATTCATAGGAAAAACAATTGACAGCACGTATTAAATTCATAATTTCATTATCGGGATTTCCAGCTACATCAGTAGCCTGACCCCAATCATCAAACATAGTTATCCAAGCATGCTTAGTATAGCCATCCCAATAACCAGTTTCAGAAAATCGATTGTAAACAAACTGATCGGGATTAATCTCAAACTGTCTGAAGTTAGCTTCATCCAATACAGACGCCATTATAGCTTCAGTAAGATATTGCATAGTCAAAGATTTCCCTGTTCCTGGACCTCCCCTTAAGAAAGTACAAATAGGTTCCATACGAAATCCTCTAAGTTCAGGGTGGAGATTTTCATAAGCTGCTTGAAGCTTCAAAAGTTCCTGAATTTGAACATAAAGAAGTCGAGCAGCACCATGGGCCTGCCTGTCACTAGAAATAAGTCGATAAACCCGATTGGCTTCTCCTAAAAGAGTAACCACTCGAATATATCCTTCTTCATTATTATAAAATTTATTGAGACGTTTATCATTATGTAATTGATCAATATCAGAAAGAATCTTATCAACCAATTCATTATTAGTACTCATAAACCTTAAAGAATTGCACTTTAAATAATTTGTTCTAATATAATTAACAAGATCTTCAACTAATTTAATAAAAAGTTGCATATATTCATCGACACCACTCTTTATACGCGAGCAGTCTTTAAGATGAGTTTTAACTTTTTCATAAATCTTGTCCTTGGGAACATGTTTATTCATCCAGATCTCAAATAAGGCTGTAACACCTAGAGAAAGATTTTCGGTACTACTTTGAGCTACCGTATCTGGATTGAGATAAGACATGATAGATCTAATAGTTGTATAAACATTAGAACATTTGTCAAACCCTCCCAAATAAATTAAACTTGATCCTGATATTATCATCAAAATCAAAGAGATCTCACTTCGAGATTTAAAATAACTGAAACAAGATGAAACAAACAGGATAAGACAAATAGAATCCTTAGCCAGGCTACTACTCTTACTTAGAGCACTCTTGGTCAAATCATCAGTTATATTCTTAATTTGTTGTTTAATATCAACATCAGAAATCTTTTCAATAGTAGAAGTTAGTCTTTCTAGACAATTTACTACTTTTGCTTGATCATCGGGCGAAGGTATTCGCTCGCAAAGTTCAGTAATAACTTCACTAGTTTGTTCAGAAAGACCAAAGGATATAGGTCCAATAAATCTTTCAAAAAGTCCTAAAGTCTGCTGTTCGGGGCTTTCACAGGACTCATATACAGACTCCATTTCTGTATCGAAATCTGCCTGAGGATAAGTTCCTGGAATATTACACTTACGTTTTATTTTAAATTTATCTCTAATTCTTTTAGTCAAGCGAGTCTTCTGCTGAATATCTGTGGCTCTTCGGTCTGGGATCGAACCACAAGATACAGTATCATCATCGGGTGTCTTAAAAATAGAGAAATCGTATTTTTCACTGTCGTGATTACTATCACTAAATTGTTCATTGTTATTAACGCTTTGAATATCAGTATTATTTGTAATCATATTGTAAATTGAGTTGTTTAAATGGATAATCAGCTAGTCTGATTCCAACCCTGTTTAATATAACTCAGTAAATTTCTAACTGAGAGAATTCAAAAGTCAATTCTAAAACTTCGTGAGATAATATATTATTCACGACTTTATTTCGGTTCTGTTTTTGGTATATAAGCTAATTATACAATAAATCTACTGAAAATATCATAAAGATCTAAGGCGTACCAAAGAAATTCAATCAAAGAGTATGTTGGCTCTATATCATGACACAACTTTTGGAAGTGTTATAATAAATTCATCATTAAAGATAATAAAGTTATAGTTTTTCTATATTTTATATTTTGTTTGTATTTTGTATTTTATAATAGTTAACCAAAAGAATCTAAATTATAGTAAAATAAAGTTTTAAATTATAAAGAGCAAGGGTTCATAATAAAAACTTACAGATTATAATAATAAGATCACTAAATTAGATAAGAAATAAACTAAAATTAAATGAATAAATTCATAAAGTTTTGTATAATTTGTTAAATAATAAGTGTGAAGCAAGTAAACTGGGGAGGTTACC